AGGCCAATCCGCGTGCCTTCATGTCCTTTTTCGACTCCAAAAAGATAGTCCCTTTGGAGTCGGGCTTCATCATAGGCGAAATTAAATCAGTTTTAAGAAACCTGTCAAGCGGGATTGAAGCAGTTTTTAGCCAATCCTTCATTTTGCCCCACATTTCGGCCCTTTTATTGCCATACATGATGGGGTTCATGGACTTATTACCAAAATTGATGCCCTTGACCTTGTACCTTTGCTCTTTCAAACGGTCAACAATACCCGCCCCAAGGCCGCCTTCGTCGATTACGACCAAAGCGGGCTTGTATTCTTCAATCGCCTCGATCACATGACCCACGACAGTCATAGTGTCGTCGCCCCGATGCCGCTGAATAGCAATAATGTCCCGCCCTTGCCTGACAGCGATGACTGTTGCATCCGCGCCAAAGCGGGCGGGGTCTACGCCGATCACAATCGGGGCACTGGCGTCCTGGTACTTGGGGCGTTTCATCGCCTCGTCGACCAGACTGGCCGATATGAACTGATCGTCGCCCTCGGACGGGAACTGACCGTACACCTCGACGTGCGCTTGGCTAGAATCAGCGCCGTATTCGTCGATGATCTGCTGGTAGACCTGTTTGTCCGTCCCTTCGACTGTTCTGGCGTCAACTACTTTTGTAGTCCAGAACTCGCGTTTGCTGTTAAACGCTTCATAGAAGTACCCAGTGTTGCGCCGTGGGTTGGAAAACGCCATCCAGAAGCGGTTAGGCGTGTTTTCTGTAAAGAAGCCACTGGTCACCGCCCAGATGCTGTCGTCGATACCCGACGCCTCGTCGAACACGACCAACACACCGTCAAAGTTGTGCACTCCAGCATAAGCGTCGGGATTCTCCGCTGACCACAGCCGCCCCTCGACGCCCCAGTAGCGCGTGCCTTTTTTAAGATCACGCTCGACCAGTTCCGTGAGCCACTTGGCAGGCATCAGCCGTGTGGCGCTCACCTCAAACCAGTGGCTGTTAAGCGCCATCGCCAGCCACTTGGTAATCTCGGCCCATGTGACTGAGCGTAGCTGAGACTCACTGTTGGCTGAGATGATGGTCGTGGAGCCGATCCTTGTGGTCAACATCCAGATCGTGATCCATGAGACTAGCGCAGACTTACCAATACCACGGCCAGATGACACAGCGTGGCGTAGGGTGTTGAAGTCTAGTTGGCCTTGGTTTGCTTTGATGTGATCAGCAATATGCGTGAGGACTTCACGCTGCCATTTGCGTGGGCCTTTGAAGTGTTCTAACGGCGTGCCAGGCTGACCCCAAGGAAACGCAAACATCACAAACGCCAATGGGTTGTCCTTGATTGCTGGCGCCCATAATCTGGCCATCAACTCCTGTTCGTCTTCAGCGCTGTATATGGTCGATTGCATTTATTTGAGTCTCGATTACTTGTGCGTCGCTCACATCAATAACTTCCAACGCGCGCTTTTGCGCCTCGGCCAGCGCGCCAGTGATGGAGATGCGCTGATCGACTTCGACAGATATGGCCTGCTTGGCCACCCAGCCGTGTTGATGTTTAAGGATTTCTAACGCTGCCTTGGCGTCGCCGTTGAGCGCGGCTTGGTGCATGACTTTGGACAGCTCGATCTCGCCATCTGCCTTGCCCTTTTGCGCGGCGAGTTCCACCACGGGGTCAAGTTGCGTGAGTTGTCTGTATTCAATAGGCAGCATGCCTGCGGCCAATGCGAGTGCGTCGCCCTTGAGGCCCAGCTTGGCCGCGTCATATACCGCCTTCAAGCGCGATTCTGTCGCTTCGACCTTGCGCGGTGTAAATGGAATCGAATGGAACATGTGTTCTCCATGCTTTTTGCACGTGGGTGCGAGTTTACAACAAAAAATAAAAAATTGTTTGTGAACACTACGTTTTTGCTGGCCCTTTGCGCTCGGCCCTACCCCCTCCCCCTTGGCCTGAATGCTTTGTGCCCTGGTGCTGCGGATCCGCATGGCTTTGGGTCACTTAGGTCATTTGGGTCATGGTTTTAAATTGACGCCAGCGCAGCCATGCGGCCGCATGCTTTGGGTCATTTGGGTCATTGTTTTTTGCGTGACCCAAATGACCTAAAAGGCTGGCGCCAGCGCGCGCGAAGCTTTAAAGCTTTGGGTCATTTGGGTCATTTTGTCACGTCACAAAAATTGGTGCGGGACGCGGTGGCGGCGCGCCCTTACAGTTTACTAAGGGTATACCCTTATATCAAAATCTTTTATTTTCTTAATTAGAATCAATGACCCAAATGACCTAAAACTCTCTGCGAATGAGTATCTGCGCCGCTTTGCGCTTAGGTCAATCTGCGCGCCAGCATGGCCAAACCATGACCTAAAAAACCCAAAGCCCTACAATTTAGTCAACTATTGCAATTAGGTGTTGACAATGCAAAGAATTCTTTTACAATAGCAGCACTGGGTCACAAAAACCCGGTAAACAATCAACTAATCTAAAGGCAAAACAACATGAAAAAAGCATTATTTCTAGATCTACTGGCGGCCGTGATTGTCGCGGCGGCGCTCACAATCGGCGCCCTGGCTTATTTTGATGTATTGGTGAAATAACATGCAAGTACATTTAACCCTCAAAAGCGCGAACGTCAAAACGGGGCCAATACCCGTATCAACGACGGAAAAGCAAAGCTGCCCAGCCGATTGCCAAATGAAGGCCGAATGCTACGCGGCCAGCGGCCCGCTGGCGCTTCATTGGGCTGCGGTATCAATGAAGCAGCGCGGTACATCATGGGGTGAATTTTGCGAGACAATCGCGCGCTTACCCGATAACCAGATCTGGCGCCATAACCAGGCTGGTGATTTGCCCCAGCAAAACGGGACAATTGACCCCGTCAAATTAGGCCAACTTGTCGCGGCCAATAAAAATAAACGCGGGTTTACGTATAGCCACCATCGCGACGCCGAATCAATTAATTGGATACGGCATGCCAATAATTGGGGTTTCACCGTCAATTTATCGGCCAATGATCTAAACGACGCCGATTATTTGGCCGATCAAAATGCCGGCCCCGTTGTCGTTGTTCTACCGTCAACACAAAATGAAAACCTAAAAACCCCAGCCGGACGCGCCGTCGTCGTTTGCCCGGCCACCCAGCGCGACGATGTATCGTGCGCGACGTGCCAGCTTTGCCAGCGCCAGCGCGCGGCCATTGTAGGTTTCCCGGCGCATGGCTCGCGCCACCGTGTAATTAACTTAAGGCTTGCAAAATGAAATTATTTAGAAAACTATTTACCGTTGATTGTCGCGAATGCAAAGAAGTGAAGGTTTGGGTCTGGCATTGTCGCTGTGATTTTTGTGACGTCGATGAAGGGGCCGTCAAATGACAATTAAAAGCATGCGCGCTAAATATCCGGGCCGCTGCGCCCAAACGGGCGCCAGGATAAACCCTGGCGACGATATTAAATTCGACACGGTAACGCGTCGCGCATGGCTAGAAGAGCCAGGCGACACCCGCGTTATTTTCTACGGTGAGCATGGCGCCACCGTTTTTCACCGTAACCGTAACGGGCGCTGCGAAGACGCGCCATGCTGCGGTTGCTGCACTATTTGAAAAGGACCAAAATGACCCATTACGATAAAACCCTGATTACCTTTCACCGTGGCAATGCATTCACGCCAGAGGGTATAGACGCGGCGCCGTTCGCTATTCTGACAATCAATGACCTAGTTGATAGGGACCTAATTGATTCAATATGCGCCCTGGTGCGCGAACACGTCAATAAGGCCCATGCCGATCACTGCAACATTAAGTTAAACCTAGAGGATTGGGACGTATGAAAACCGTGACCATTGGCCGGACGGCCTACAAAGTAAACGACGCGCGCGATATTTTCGCGGAGCATGCTAAATGCACTGGGAAACATAGGACCCTAAAAAGCCGGGGCGCTGAATTACGGCGCTTTCCCCCTTTTTGGGACGGTATGAGTACCGCCGAATATGTGGCTAGGTATTACCGTTTAAATAGTCATAGACTTAGTTTCCCCTCTGCAAAGGGCGCGCCCTACGGCAGCGAAAACACCCTTATTGGATTTTATGAGAATCTAAACGAAGCGCCAGCCACCAACTACACCGGAGAGGATCTTTATGAAAACGAAGGATAACCTACACCCTCTAATGAGGGAAATAATCGCGCCATGGGCGCCGCTTACTTATGCCGATCACTATTATATTGACCTGGGTTATCAGCACGAGCGCGGGAAAGTGTCAGAACACGAGTACAAAATGGCGCTGGCGGAGGGTCCGGAGGCCCGGCGCCTAATGGACCGGGGCGCGCTTGAGGCCATGCAGAAGGCCTATTAGCATGGTTCTACTAATTGCCCTTATACTGGGGGCGCTGCTGGCGGTTCTTTTGGACCTTTAGCGGTTGCCACACCTCACAAGGCCCCTATCACTAGGGGCCTTTTTTTACTTGACTAATCGCACGGCCTGGGGCGCTGGTAGGTCCTCCACCATGCGGCGCAGATCTGATTTGCTCATGTTGGCCATGTCAGGGGCGCAAAATAGGTGCTTTTTGCTTTGGAAATCACCGGACGCGACGCGCCCTAGGTCGACCCAGCCAGCCTCTTTAAGCGCATGCAGTAACGCGGGCTGGGGGACCTTCACGCCAGCGGGAGCGGCGCCAGCCACGCGGTCACACAATGCATGGAAGGGGGACGCCACCACGCCTTTAGAAAATTCACCCAAGCGCCCGCGCATAAGCTCGACAAGGTAACTCTCCGCCATGCTCATACCATGCTCAACCAGGTTCAATTTAAACTCTGTCATCATGGGCGCAGCGCCAGGATTAAACGCGCTCACGTCGCGGGCCTGCAGCCACGCGCCCACGGCAGCAAACCCGCCGTTTTTGTACCAGTCCCACATGCGCGCGGCGGCGTCAGCGGCCATGCGGGGGGCATGGGACCAAATGCACATCCAACGGCGGTCTTGCGAATCTAAACTAATCGGCACGGGGTCATTTGAGAATGCCAGCACGAACACGCGGTTGGCCATTTGGTAGGGGTGCAGGCCCTTACGGTTCACGGTCAACATTTCAGGGGGCGCGGCGATGATGGGCTTGAGCTTATTCGCGAGGGCCCTGCGCTCTTTGGCGTCGGGTTCTTTCAACTCATTCAAGATCAAGATTTCCGACTCCAGGGCATAGCCAAATTGGCTGCTCATTGTGTCATTGTCCAGCAGGCCACGGTTTTTAAGGTGAGGGCCACAAACGGCCCAAATGAACGGCGCCCACATGGTATCTTTGCCGGACCCTTGGTCGCCGCCATGCAGCACAGCATGATTGATTTTAATGTTGGGGTGCTGAACCTTAAAGGCCATCACGTTCAAGATATGGTCCAACTCACGGGAATCAGGCACCAGCTTTTTGCAGTGGTCCATCCACGGGGACACGTCACCAGCGGCCACGGGGGGCCGGGCATCGCGCCAGCGGTTGCCGTACAGGTCACCGTCGCGCGCCACAATGACCGAGTCACCAGCAGCGTAGGTGATGCCAACAAGGGCTTTGGCGCCCATGGTCTGGCGGTTCTCATCAAAGCACACGGACGCCTCAATTTTGGGGTTCTTGCCATGGATAGAGCGGCAGGGGATGTGACGGAACAAAGCGTTAAAGGTCTGGCGGGATATCTCGCGGCGGTCCTGCATGTCAAAATAAGACTCGTCGTCTTGGATGTACGCAAAACGCTCATACCACTGCGCCTTCTCGACACGGCCCAACTCTTTGCGCTCGACCTCGGCGATCACGGCGGAGGCGTCGTCGGTGAACATGTCGGACGGCGTCAGCTTGGCCAGCGCTTGGTCCATGGCCATGGTCAACAACTCTTCGCGCAGGCCAGGCGCATGCTTGGGGCCGCCATTGTCGGCCACCCACTTAAGAAACATGTTCGAGTCAAGGTCCACGCAATGGCTGTGCAGGCAGCGGTAGGCGCGGTTGGCGGGCATGTAGCGGCCCTCTGGGTTGCCGTCGGTATGCTCGGCAGAGTTAGGGCAGATGATGCCAGCCCAGCCTTCTTGATTGGGGTGCGACAGTAGCAGGCCTTGACCGGAGAGCCACGCCATGACGTCGTCAGCGCCGTCGTCTGACAAGCGGATCGGGCGCACGCCGATAGAGTCGGCAGGCGCGGGCACAACGTCAAGGGCCTTGCAGATTTGCTCAAGGGTGAAGTCACGTTCGGGGTGAAACTCGACCAACTCAGCGGCGAAGTTTTCACGGCCAGGCTTCAGATTGATCGAGCCGGGCAGGCGGAAGTTACGCACGGCATTGATAGCGCCCTTGTCGGTGTAACCCGCGTCGGCGATAGATTTGATGGCCGCCGCGAAGTCGGCTTTGGTCGGCTGCTCAGAGAATGCATAGCCCCATTGAAAAGAACCTGGCGACGTCTCAATTTTCCAAGTTGGCTCGATGGGAGGGACCTTGGCCTTGGTTCCTACGTCGTCAAGCACCATGACAAGCACGTACTCGCAACATGCCACGCCAGCGCTTGGGTGGCCGTCTTTGAAGCGGTCGATGATGAAGCTAGCCGTGTTGCCATAGATTGCCCAGTCGGGCTTGGTGCGTGCGGTAGGCAACATAGCTGGCCATGTGCATTTGATTGCGCCATCTGCGTGGAACTGCATCTGCCCGTCTTTGAGTTGGGGCTTTTGACGCACGATCAGCGCAGTCTCACCTTCGGGAGCCAAGGACATTAAAAATTCAAGAAAGTTCATTTGCCATACCTTTTCATAGTTTCAACTTCAGCGGCCAAGGGCAGGCCATCTGCCCACGCTGGCGCTGTACACATCACACGTTTTAAATTCTCCGCCGCTTCTGGGTCGGCTGTTTCGACAACGATTTCGTCATGCACATGAAGCACGACGTCATCGAGTTGTCTGAGGGAATGTCGGAGTAAGTCATTGGCGACCGCCTGCGTCACATTTTCACATGCCAAGCCTTTCCAAAGGCGGGCGCGTGGCCATTCTTTTGCATCTTGCGCGGGCTTCCATGCCGCCTTGGCATAACTGACGCCTTCCGATTCCAGTTTGGCATAGGGGTAGCACAAGATGCGGCCAGAGGGTAGGGCATACCATAAGTGTTGACCGTCAAACAAATATGTGATACGGCCAGCCTTAAACTCACGCCCCTTGTTTCTCATTGCACGGGTATAGGATTCCTCAAGCGCCGCCCAATAAGGTACGCTCCAAGGATTAGCACGCCGCCAGCCATCCACCATGCGTTTGGCAACTGGCTCAGGAAGACTGATCCCATAAGCCCGACCCATAGCAGCAAAAGCGCCCACGCCACCAGCAAATCCGCAGGCAAGCTCTTGAACCTTTCCAATCTGGCGTTGGTCTTTGGTGACGTCTGCCACGCGAACATTAAAGGTTGCGGCGGCATTGACTTTGTAGACGTCTTCCCCAGTGCGGAATAGTTCCAATTTATCGGCGCCTCGCCCTGAGAGCCACGGGTTGACGCGCGCTTCGATGGCCGCCCAGTCTGCCACGACAAAGTGCTTGCCTGTTGCAGGGATGAGCGCTGGTCTAAGCATTCCTTTAAGTACATCGGTAACGCGCTTTCCATACCGAGGCACGATTGCGTGTCCTCTGACCATTGCTTGCCTGACGTCTTCTGGTTCGTCAGCGCACTTGCGTGTGAAGTTATGAACTTGGGCGCCGTAGGATGATGCGCGGCCTGTTGCTGAACCGCCAGCAAATACGAACGCTCCTCGTACCCTCTGATCCTCCTCATCCGCCAGACAGCTAAGTCGGTTGAACTTTGCCACCGAAGACGCCCAGAGGTCGTCGGCGCATTGGATAACTTCTTGGACATCGGCAGGGACTTCATCGGGGTTCTCCATGAGTAAAAGATTGGCTCGTACAGTCTTGTCAATGGAGTACTTGCCATCCTTCTCCA